ACTTTCTGCAATACACAGGCCAATTTTGACTTTTCTGTTCCGAGAAATCCGAAAAAGAAAACACATCGCAGGATATGAGAATACCACATCCAATCTCGCCGGAGGAGTGATTCTATGCGAGAACAAATCGAAATTGAAAAAAAACGCATAATAGACAGTCTCCCCGGGGCTGATGAAAATAAACTCAAAACCCTAGACGGGCTTATCGAACAGGCGGCATTTGAAAGAGTATATCTGAAGGTGCTCAATGAGAAAGCCCTCACCACCGGCCTAGTCGAGTTCCACCCCGAGAATGCCAAACTCCAGAGATCGCTTCCGGTGTCAACCGAAATCGCCAGGCACTCCGCGGCGCTGACGAATATCCTTGATAAATTATGCAAACATCTCAGCGTTGCTGGAGAAGACGACGACGACGCCCTTGCAGAATACGAATAGGGAGATCGGCTGTGACAATCTCTGACCTCCGAAACCAGTACCCTGATTCCTGGCTCCTGGAGTACACCGAAAAGTGTAAAACCGGGGAAATACTTATCGGCCGGGAACTCATGCAGATGCTGGACATCCTTATCGGCCACCTTAAGAACCCGACAGCCATATTCGACTGTGGCATCCGCTTTGAGACAGCCGATGCCCACAAGCGAATAAAGTTCATCGAAAAAGAATGCAAACTTTACGAGGCTCCCTTTGCTGGGAAGCCTTTCATTTTGACCCTGCGGCAGAAGGCATACATAGAAGCATTCTACAACTTTAAGATATTCGACGACGAGATCGGCAGATGGGTAAGGCTATTTCAAGATAGAATCCATCTGGTTGCGCGTAAGACAGGAAAGACGCCTCTTGAGGCGGCGATGGATCTTGCAGAGTTTTTCTGTGGAGAAATGGGCACGAAGATACTCTGTGCATCGAACGACTACGCGCAAGCCGATCTGATGTTCCAGGCCATAGATGCCATGCGGGAAGAAAGCCCGACAGTCGAGAGAGTGACGCGGGGCAATATCAAAGGAATTTATTTTGGCAATCCGAAACAGCGAAAGAAAAGAGGCAAATTTAGCAGGCAAAACAAAGGCAGCATCGTGAAAATATCCGCCAAAACCAGCTCAAAAGAAGGTAAAAACATTAAGGTTGGCAGTGTGGATGAGGCGCATGAATTAAAAGACAACTCGTCCATCATGCCTATCAGACAGGCACTGTCCACGCAGGACGAACCAATATTCAGCGAGATAACTACCGAAGGCTTTACCGAAGGCGGCTACCTAGACGAGCGCCTAAAAGAAGCCCGGCAGGTGCTTAAGGGAGAACTTCTTCGCCCCCGGTGGTTGATCTGGCTTTACACGCAAGACTCACAAGAAGAGATCTGGCAGGACGAGCAGACATGGGTTAAGTCAAACCCTGATTTGGGCGTCATAAAAAAATGGAGTTTCCTGCGGCAGATGGTTGAAGAATCAAAAACAAACTCCGCAACCAGAGCCTATGTATTAGCAAAGGACTTCAATATCAAACAGGCTGGTGGTGCGGCTTGGCTTCACGACGCGGAGATCATCAACACCGCAACCTTTGATCTAGAGGACTTCCGCGGCGCTTACTACATTGCCGGCAACGACTTTGCGGAAACGACAGACTTAAATAATTCCAAGCTACTGCTACTGAAACCCAAAGATCCGACGATCTATTTATGGTCGCATTATTGGATTCCTGAAACGAAATTAAAAGACAGCCCGGACGACGCTCATTACGAGCAGTGGGCGCGGGATGGGTACCTGACAATCGTCGAAGGTAACAGTGTAGACACATCCCTAGTAGCAGACTGGCAGTGGGAACTGTATGAAGAATTTGGGCTTATACCTTTCAAAAGTGGTTACGATAATCGCTTTGCGAAAGATTACATAAACAAGTTCACGGAATATTTTGGAGAAGAAATCGAAGCGGTGAACGTGCCGCAATACGCCAGAGTGCTAAACAGTCCGATGCGGCACCTAGAAGCCGACCTGCGCGGCAAACTGGTGAACTATAGCAACCGCTACGGAGACTTTTGGTGTTTTCGCAACACAGGACTAAAGACGGATAACAACGAGAAGATCATGCCCTGCAAGCTAAAAACGACTCATCGCATAGACGGGACATCGGCGGCAGTCATAGCCTACGCCGTCTTTGAATGGTACAGGTCAGAGTTCATGCAGCTCATAGGCGGGTGATAAATTGGCAATCTTCGACTACCTAAAAAACGTATTCGGAAAACAGGGAAAAGAGCGGCATTTATGGGGATGGCTGGCAGACAGCACTCCTATTTTTACCGAGTATGGCCAGGATATCTATTTATCAGATTTTGTAAACAATGCCATAGATCGCGTCGCTTCAGAGATCAGTAAAATCGACATAAAGAGTATCGTCCAAGGTGGGGATTCGGTTAGAGTCGAGAATGACGACATTACCCGGCTGTTCCGCTTTAAGCCAAACCCCCTGCAAACAACAAGCGACTTCCTGTCAAACACAGAATGGTTGCGCCGGAAGAACCGCAACGCCTTTATTTATCCGCAATATACGATAGTGCCGTCGTCAAACGGAAGGCAGTTCAAAAAATACATCGCCTTTTACCCTCTGAAGCCCCAGGCGATCCATATCGGCATAAACGGGGACAAGGTATGGGAAATACGGTTTGGTTTTGAGGACGGCAGCAGCTACACCCTACCATATGCCGACCTGATCCACCTGAAGTGGCGGCGGGGAACCAACACCATAATAGGCGGCGGGGACGATGATGGACAGATAAACGACCGTGACATTTTGCGGACCATCCAAGCGCTGGACAAAACCATCCAAGGACTGCCGAAAAGTATAGAGGCAAGTCTGCAAATTAAGGGCGTTTTCCACAGCAAGTCCGCACTAGACCAAAACAAAATGGCAAAAACCCGCGACGAGTTTGAGGAACACATAATGACGAGCAAGGCGGGAATCGTGGCAACAGACCTCGCCGGAGACTTTACGCCAGTCGATATAAAATCACCCAACATTCCGGAGGAAGCCCTGGGCTTTCTGAAGGCCGTCATTCAAGAAAGGTACGGCGTATCAGCCGCGATACTTTCCGGCGATTACAAGGGAGAGCAACACGACGCATTTTACCAGACAGAGATAGAAAGCTTTATCGTCCAATTCGAGCAGGCCATGACCGCGGGAGTCTTTACCCCGCGGGAACAGGATGTTGGGCGCAGGATAAAGTGCTACTACTCAAAGGTCAGCTACATGTCCAACGCCGACAAAATAGAGCTTGCCAGCCTTGCGAAAGAGACAGGTGTTATGACACTCGGTCAAATAGCTGAAATGTTCGGCATGGAACCCTTTCCGGGATCTGACAGGAGGCTCCAATCGCTGAACTATATGAACATAAACGACATCGACGCCTACCAGAAGGGCAAGGCGAAAATAAACAAGGAGGGCAATAGCGATGAATAATGACGATCCTAAAGGCAAAGAAATGCAGATAAAGCGCTATTACGAAATTCGGGAAATCCGGGCGCTTGATCCCACGGATGACGATCCGAGTGCGACGGTCGAAGGGCTTGCAATTCCGTATGAGGTTTATACAAACGTCGGCGGTTGGTTCAAAGAAATTATCAAGCGCGGAGCATTAGACGGCGCAGATCTCAAGGATGTGCCGCTTTTCATCCACCATCAATCAAGAGCCATTCCCCTGGCGCGGAGCAGAAACAATAACAACAATTCAACCATGCAGCTGACCGTTGAGAATCGCGGTCTTAACTTTATGGCGAAACTTGACATTGAAAATAACGCTGACGCCAAGGCACTCTACTCCGGCGTTAAGCGTGGCGACGTAACCGGCATGTCTTACGCTTTTAGCGTGAAAGAGGAAAAATGGCTTGATCTGGACAGCGACCTTCCAACTAGGGAGATTTACAAGTTCCAGAAGATCTATGAAATATCTGCATTATGGTCTCCTCAATATGAAGAGACTTCTATAATGGCTCGCGCCAACGCACTGGACAGTGTGGATAAGGTGGCGCTGGAGAGCGCCCAGGCTTCGCTGGAGAGCGAAAAAAACGAGCAGCGGTGGTTATCGGAACTCAAAAAATCCATCTTAAGGAGAGATGAATAATGGATAAGGAAAAACTCCTCGCCTTGATCGCGAAAAAGACCAGAGCAAAGGATGAAGTTAGAGGAAAAATCGAAGCATCGGAGGACGTCAAGGAGCTTAAAGAGCTTCAGGTACAGTTCAACGACTTAACCGAAGAAATCCGCGGACTTCAGGAGATACTGGACAGTATCCCTGACGAACCCCCTGCAGCTGCACCTGCCGCCGCAGAACCCCCGAAGGTACCCCTCGCGGACCCAGACGGACGCACAGCGGCAGTCAACGGAGAGATTCCTGGCATAGTCGTATCGAACGCGAAAGCACAGCAGGTGAGAGCCACTGACGATCCGCTGGACAAATTCTCCACCGTCGAATACAGAACAGCCTTTATGGACTATTGCAAGACAGGCCGTATGTCTGCGGAATTTAAGGAGATTCAGCCTGACATGCGCGCAGACGCGATGACATCCGTGTCCGACGTGTCCGCGGTCGTGCCGACCACCATCCTAAACGAAGTGATCCGGAAGATCAAAGAATACGGGCAGATTTACGCCCGCGTCCGGAAACTGAGCGTAAAGGGCGGCGTAACCATACCTATCCTTTCCCTGGAACCTACCGCCACATGGATCGGAGAATCGGCGACATCCGTAAAGAAAAGGGCACAGGCCAATACAAATATCACATTCAGCTACTATGGCCTGGAGTGTAAAGTATCGACATCCCTGCTGGCCGACACTGTAACTCTAGCCGGATTCGAGAACACCATCACCGAACTGGTTGTCAAAGCCATGGTTGTCGCTATGGACACTGCGATTGTAAAGGGCAATGGTACCGGACAGCCTCTAGGTATCACTAAAGACACCCGCGTTCCCGCGGCACAGAAAGTCACTCTTTCCACTAGCGAGTTTGGAGAGTGGGACACCTGGAAGAAAAAAGTGTTTGCTAGGATGCCACTCAAATACAAAGCTGGAGCGTCCTTCTTCATGGCTTCCGGTACTTTTGAGGGATATGTCGATGGTATGGTAGACGCTAACGGACAGCCTATCGGCAGGATTAACTACGGCATCACAAACGGACCGCAGGAACGATTCGGCGGCAAAGAAGTCGTTTTGGTTGAGGATGACATCATCGCCAACTACGATGATGCTGCTACCGGAGACGTTGTTGCCATCTACGGAAACCTGATGAACTACGGTTTCAACAGCAACCTGCAGATGCTGACATACCGTTACTTTGATCACGACACCAACGAGTGGATCGACAAGATGATCCTGATCGCAGATGGTAAGCTGATCGATCCTTACGGCTTCGTCATCGTCATAAAGGGTGCTTAGTCAACAGTAACCCAACCAACAAGGCGGGGGTTAACCAACGCCCCCGCTTATTCCTTAAAACTAAATAGGAGGTACAGCCATGTATCCTTACAACCATAAAAAAGGGCAACGCATCCAAACCAACGCTGACGGCTATGCAGTAGACCGCGCATTTGGCGCTCACATCCACATTCCTGCCGACTTGGCCGTAGCTGCAGACGAGGATGGCGTAGCAACTCTCAACCTTGCTGCCGAAGCGCAAGCCATCACCGAAGGATTCGCCAACCCTGCCTACCCCCGCGCCCTCACAGTAGACGCAAACGTGTCCGGGGTAGTCGGCAACGTCAAAATCACCGGCACCAACTTCGCGGGCGAAGAAATCACCGAGACAATCGCCCTTAACGAGACGACCCTTAAAAACGGCAACCTTGCCTTTAAAACCGTCAGTAAAATCGAACTACCGGCACAAATCCACACCCCGGTACAGCAAGTCGAGACCGCAACCGCTGCCGGTACAGTAACGCAGGCGGGAAACGCCGCCGTGACCGTAACATCTAAACTGTTTACCGAAGCCGTCACCGTAGATGTACCTGTCGAGGGTAATGACGATGCCGCCGCAATTGCCTTGGCAATCCGCACCGCACTTGCAGCCGACCCTGACATCTCCGAACACTTTGACGTATCCGGTGCCGCTGCCGCAGTAATCTTAACTGCCAAAGTCCCCGCCGCTAACGACGATACACTCAACATTGCCATTGCGAACGGCACCGGCGAAGGGGCA